TTTTTTTTTTTTTTTTTTTTTTTTGTACTAAGATTTAAACACCGAAGTAGCTCATGTCATATCCCTCTTCTTCAATATCCCCTGGATGATAGGACGTGATAGGATATTTGTAAAGCACTTTATAAACGTGTCTACGAAGAAGACTATCTAGATCAGGAAATCCTGCTAAAAGCTGTTCTCTTGGTATGGACAACTTTCTGACCATAGCCTCTAGTTGTCTATTGGCATCAGGAGGGAGGTCCTCTAAGGTGTAAATCTTATGGGTACGCATTAAAGCTTCAAATGTACCTCTTACTAGATTGTACAAAACAGTATTAGTACCAAAGGTATCGTAGGCCGCACCTATCATGGATATGGCCTCGCATACCGGCGTGTGTCTACTAGAACTAGAACCATAAACTATTTTATGCTCTGCACTTGATACAGAACGATATGGAAGTACGTCAGCTATTCCTGGAAACTTAATTTTTAGAGAACTGGGAGTGACAATAAAATTTCTTTTTAAAAAAACAACTCCATTGGTACTTTCTCCTCTAAAATCTGGACGGGAGTAAAATGGAACATTAAGTCTTATATCTCTCATAACCATACCGAAATTTCTAAAAACCCATTCGGAAAATATATTCAGGTTGAGATACTTGATCCATTTTCTTCTGTAGAAGTAGATAGCGTCATCTCCATAGACTATAATACCCACTTTCCTTTTTTTTACATCTTCTCTGAGTTCTGCTGCAATAAATGGGTGCTGCTGCATCACATAGGAAAGGAAAGTATACCACATCAAAGCAACACACCACGAGTCACCGTGTGAAGTTTGAAAGGCACCTGAGGGCATGCCTCCTATTATAGTCTTCCATACATCTCCATAAAGGTGGGCATATTTAACAGAGAGACTCTCACCAGATAGACGAACAAATGCCTTTAAGACATCTATATCCGGAGATTCTGCATTATAATAATATAAAGCACTAGCAGAATACATGTCCAACAAAGGTCTCATTAAAGTTGTATCAAGACCGTCGAAATCTGCATCGTCGAACACGATATCCGGATCATTGGCTCCTACGTACTCAGCTATCCGTTGTGCGCCTCCGTCCCACCAACGATGACCAATTTTTATAACGTCGCCCCTCTCAAAGAACTGTCTATCTTTCTGCGCAAAGTAGGACAACATATACACAACAAAAGAAGGTAAAAAAAAATCACGCACTTTTAATTTGAACTTCGTAGCTTCTGCTTCGCTTGTAGGAATTTTCTTTAAATGCTCATCTTTCAGTTCAATTTTACAAGCCTGATCAACATATTTTCTAATTGATTCTATATCCTGACCTTCCTTGATCATACGTATAATTTTCTCTACCACTATGACCACGTAGGGATGTTGGAGATTTTTGCTACCGTTTACCTTAATAATGGTTCTGACACCATTAATACTGACTACACTATCTACTCCAGCACGCAACCCGGACGAGTTGTTTCCAACAGTGAGCATATCCATGACGTTATCTCTAAGCTGATATCTTATGACCCCTTTTCCTTTCAACGTATCCATGGCCTCCATCAACAGTAGGTAACCATCTCTCATGCATCGAGTGAGACCAGGCGATTTGTTCTTCATATCTACTGTGTCCTTTCCATATTTGGTAAAGGCATTTATGAGCTTCTCAACAGACAAATCAGACTTGGCCTGTCTGACAAATGAATCAATATATTGATTTGACCCATGTAGCCTGTAGCGCATCGTTTCGCTCTGAGGTAGACCCAACCTGTTCTCTATAGTGGATACATGCCTATCATATTCTCTTATAAATGTATCCATAGGTTTGGAAGGAACGCGAGTTGGTATACTTGTTTGTATGCGTCTACACGTAAACAGTGGTTTAATCTTTCTCCAATTGGGCTGTTCTTGAGCATGTAGAAACATTTCTATATACGTTCTCTCAAAGCTTAACATTCTTCGTCTTAATCGCACTTCTCTCTCTTGCAAAATAAATTCCGACTCAACTGCTGCATAGACGTAGAGCAGGTTCTCTGACATATCACTCTCTTCGGGAAAGTGATAAACTCTACCTAGTTTTATTACCTCAATAAATCTTCTCCCATTGGAGATGAAAATATTCATTCTTTTCTCTATCGAAGCTCTATACCCCAAATAAACCGTAAGGCGGAACTTGCTATTAAGAAAGTTGCGAGCTACTAGTGACACGATATGGTACTGTATTTTATCGGTAGAAGTAGCTGACCGATAAGGCTC